AGAGTATTGGGTGTTGGTGAAGAATCTAGATTTAGGAAAGAGGGTCAAAATTTAAGACCAGAAGATCTTACTACTGGTGATCTGGGTGAGTTTCAATTACCAGATTTGGGATCTAAAGTAATCATTGGTGGTAGAGGTACAGGTTTATATAACAATGATATTGTTGATGATGGTACTATCAATCCAAACCCAACAACTAGAGTTGGACCACAGATTGAAGTAATCAGTAATTTTGGAAACAGAATCGAAGCAAGTTACGTTGGTAATGCAAGAATATCTGCATCTGGAGATCTTAATTTTATTGGTAATCCCAGATTTATTCTGCCAGGAGACACTTCAGAAACTCAGTTAAACATTGATAACTTCCAAGGTCACGCGCACCAATCTAACCAGAAATATTTAAACTACTCTCGTCAGCATGAAACTTCCTCTGTTGGTGGTAAGGACTATGCTCAGAGACTAGGAAACTCTGGTGGTGGTAACCAGTTATCTTTCTCATCTGATTGGGAAGGGGAATCCATACACAAGCATAATATTACACCAACTACATCATACAGTCACAACTTTACTTACTCTTATGATCAGCAAGATGTTGATATGAGTGGTGTTTCTGCATATGTTGACGTTGATATTGCTGATGATGAAAAATTAGATCAACTTGTTACACCATTTACCCTAGTAGAGTATCTAATCAAGATCTAAAATGACAAACGATTTCTCGTGGACTAGTAGATCTGACGGAGGACCACAGTATTACGAAGGTGCGTGGTCCACCTTCATGAATAACTATAACGTTGGTGGTACTGACGGACCAACGTATGGTATTGAAAGGACATATTCTTGGACAATTACATTTAACAACTACGGTAGACAGAAGTTTTGGACTGCTGTAGATGATAGTGGAAGCGTATGGATTAATGGTGCCTATCAATTCAACATGGGTGGATTCAATGGTCAGACATCCAGAACCACGCCAGGATATTTTGCGCCAGGCACATATACTATTACCGCATCATCTAAGAACTCTGGTGCTGGTCCTTGGGGTATTGCACTAGATTGGTATGGATATGATGCACCAAACCCAAGTATTAATAGTTTTACTGCAAGTCCTAATCCTATCATTCGAGGACAGTGTACTACACTATCGTGGGACACTAATTTTGGTAACTTAGGTGGTGGATCTATCAGTGGTATTGGTAATGTTAGTTTTAATAGCAGTGGCAATGGAAGCACAACAGTTTGTCCTACATCAACGACAACTTACACACTAAGTGTTAATAATCCTAGTGGTAGTGGTGTTGCTACATCAGCTCAGCGAACTGTAACTGTCTACGTACCACCAACGTTATTCATTACTGCTAATCCTAGCGTCAATATTATCGCTGGTAATTGCACAAACTTATCATGGTATATTACAGGAGACGGTGATAACCTCATATGGACTGCTGGAGGCATCACCAACACAAATGTCACTAGTAATGCTACGGTATGTCCTGGTGACACTACAACCTATTCTGGATACGTTACAGGTAATGGTGGCACATCTGCCTTGGCATCTATTACTATCAATGTCTATCAGATACCAACATTAACAGTAAACTGGCCAGGTGCAATTGCATATGATCAGCAGGCAATTATATCATATACTGCAAATTATGCGAATACATCTGTTCAAATTACTGCAACATACTATTATTACGATTCTCCATCAACAACAGAAGGTCCAGTTAATCTAGCAGCATCTGCATCTCCATTCTTAAACTTCCCTAACGCATCAGTTAGCAGCACATATAACACCACTATACCATATAATAATAGAGGTGCCAAGAGTGTAGAGTATGTAATTGTTGCTACTGGTAATGGTGGTTCAGCAACAGCATCTGCGACGATTCCTATCTTAATTGATAGGACTCCAGATAATTTAAATATTGAAGAGAGTAAAGATAAGATCAAGGAACAAGAACCAATTGTCACACCAGAGACTGATATTCTATCTGAGTTGTTCTTGATTGATGATATTGATATTGATGTAGAAATCAAATCAAACTATCCTATTCAGGTAGACTTTAACAAGGATGATAACTGGCAAAATGTAAGGCAAATTGGTGCTGCTGCTGGCAGTAGTTTACCACCACAATCATTTGATCCAATGCTTGCCGCTGTGCAACTCGAAAATGGTAAACTGATTGTCAAGAATACTCATTGGAGAAATGAGGCATATGATGTACCTGAAGAACCAGAAGAGTATATTGCAGAGACACAAGTAACAGGATCATTTAACTGGAGTAATGGTTCTAATAGTATAACCATTATACAGGGACAGAGTGCAACTTTTACTTGGTATCTCGCCAATGGAATTACAAGTGCATCTATCTCAAACTACGGTAGTTTGAGTCCACAAGGATCACCAACATACTATGGCATCAGAAGTATTCCTAGATGGTTTAGATCATCTCCACCAGCAGACCACATGTGTGCTCTATCTAATCCTGGTGGATATACTTATGAGGGTATATTGTGTAGTTTCTTCACCTCACAAGCGCCAGGAACATTTGGTGGTTATGATGCAGAAGCGCCAGGCGTTAAACCAACCAGTGGATTGATGGGATATGTGTATCCCCCATGGTATAACGCTCCTACTTCAACACAAATGGTTTATGAGTATGTTGATGGTAGTCCTGGTGGTCTTGGAACCATTTGGACGACAAGTTCTAGTGGCGAAGGACCATACAATATATTCATTCAGTCATTTAAGACACCAACAGCAGGATACACTGACTATTCTAATGTATTCTTTAGTGGTAGTGCTAGTGTTTCTCCTTCTACAACTACAACATATACAATTTCTGGTTCTGGATCTGGTAGTTATAGTAAGTCTATCACAGTAACAGTATTAGTTCCTCCTACTATTACTTTTACTGTCAGTCCTTCGACCACTATTGTTGCTGGTCAAGGTGCAACTCTTAGTTGGTATGTTAATGGTGACGCAGATACTATTACTTGGACTCAAGGTAATATTAATAATGGAAACTTAGTTAGCAGTGCGTATATAAATCCTAGTGATACTACAACATATTGTGCTGTTGCATCTGGTATTGGTGGTACGTCACCTAACACTTGCGTTACTGTCACTGTACTACAACCACCAACTGCAACAATAACTTCACCAGGCAGTATTCCTTATAATGATAGTAATTTTAATGTTCAGTATGAAACAAAGTATGCTACGTCATCTATTACTATAACACCAACTTATTATTTCCTTGATGGCACTAGTGTAGTTGGATCTATTATTAATATTCCTGCTGCAACATCATCTGATCTTGGTTCTGCTGCTGGAAATACAGATAGAAACGGTGTTATTGATTGGGATACAATTGGTATAAATTGGGGTAACTTCGGTCCATCTTCAATTGAATTTGTTCTTGTAGCAGAGGGTGCAGGTACACCTGCTTCATCTACTTCTATAACTACAGTTATTATTGACCAGTCTCCTGATAATATTAATATTCCTGAGAGTAAGGATAAACTAAAAGAACAGGAACCAGTTATCACACCAGAGACTGAGATTACAACTGAAAAACTTTTAATTGATGATATTGATATTCCTATTGAGATTCATGCAAATTATCCTATCTTGGTAGATAAAAATTCTGGTGGCACTTGGTTGAAAGTAAGACAAACTGGTGCTGCTGGTGTTGGTGGAAACTCATTTGATGATGAACCAGTAGAGATTATACAGAGTGAAGAATATAGTGGACTAGAAAATTCAGTATTCTACAGTGATGATCCTGATGAAGAAGCACCAAAAATCTCAAAAATTACAAATGCACAGTTAGCACAGTTAATTAACTGTATCTCTATCATTGACGAGGTATCACCAGCTGTATCTACTCAACAGTCTGACTGGACTACATTTAGAAATAACTTCCCATACAGAACATTCTGGTTGCTACAGGCAGTTCTAGAATCTAATGGCAATGTAAGATATCCACTCAGTAGATTGAACATGCCAACAAACTATTTGAATGATCCATATGCAAATGGTGGTATTCAAGTTAGACGTGATGATGGTAATGCTAACTTTACCTCTAGTTGGTTTGATATCTGTCAGTTAGCTAGTCTACCTGATGGTACGTATGTATCATTGTGGATTGATATCTCTGGTAGTATGACATTCTCTACTATTCAGGCATCTTATAATGAATTTGTGGCAGATTGTGCTGCTAATAATGTTAATATTATTCTTGAAACTAGTGACAGTGGAGAGAGATGGATTCCTGGTCACAATAAAAATCTTCCACCAAGTGCTGACTTTAAGATCATCGATGGCAATGGACAAGCTGTTTCTACCATTACAGTTCTTGCTGGTTCTGCAGTAACATTGGCATGGATTGTATTTGGTGATGTTACTAGTCTCGAAATTATACCTAACGTTATTAATACTACTAACAGTAATTTCTTCTATGCTAGCACTGTAGTATATCCAACGCAGGCAACAACTTATATGTTGACCGCAAGAGGTCCAGAGGGTGAGACAAATGTTTTTGTTCAGGTAAATGTTCTAACACCACCTACAGTATTCATCACTGCTAATCCTGGCACCAGTATTATTACTGGTAATTGTACCACACTATCATGGTATGTTACTGGTGATGCTGATCAAATTGAATGGACACAGGGTAATATTAATAATGGAAACCTAACAAGTAATCAGCAAGTGTGTCCTAGTGATACTACAACATATTGTGCCAAGGCAACTGGTATTGCTGGTGATTCTCCTGTAACTTGTATTACTATTACTGTATCTCAGTTCCCAACATGTGAAATTTCATCACCTGGTGCTATTCTCTATGGTGACTCCACTTTTGATATTGAATATGAAACTCAATATGCAAACTCATCTATTACTATAACACCAACATACACTTATTTGAATGGTACAACGACAACTGGTGCTCAGATTATTATAACTCCTGCCACATCTGCTGAACTTGGTGGTTCTCAGGGTTCTACTGATAGAGATGGTACTATTGATTGGAGCACAGTTGGTGTTCCATGGAATGATTTCGGACCATATCTTATCAACTGGAACATTGAAGTACAAGGTACTGGTGGACAGGCACAGGATAGCACACAGACAACTGTAATCATTGACCAAACACCTGATAACTTTGCAATTCCTGAAACCAAAGACAAATTTAAGGAACAGGAACCTGTAGAAACACCAGAAACAGAAATTTTATCAGAACTTCTACTGGTCGATGGTATTGATATCCCTGTTGAGATCAAGTCAAACTTCCCAATTCAAGTGGATATTAATGCTAATGATAATTGGCAGGATGTGAGACAGATCTAAATAGTAGGACTGGAATAATATCTGTACTGACAGGAATGACGTATTCATACTCTAGCACCCCGTTATATGTTTCAGAGGGTGATTATATTCAGTTTAAGTTTAAAGCACCCCCAGCGTGGGACTTTACTCAAACTATTACTGTACAGATTGGTGACCTAACTCAATTCTGGTTGATTTCGACCATCCCCGAGGATTTTACACCTGATCCATATCCATTAGCACCTGTTGATGATGCTGAACTCAACACGATGTACACCTATGCTGATGGATCTAGAGCAGGTGAGAGTATCATTACAGTTTCAGGATTAACACCAACAACTCAAGCACCAATTCAGTTAAGTTCTAATATCATTGGTGATGCATCTAAGTGGTCGTTACGTATTGACTATGATGGTGATGGCAACTGGGATACTGGATGGATTCAGACTAATGGTAGTCAGACTGTAGAGAATGGTGCTAAACTCCAGATCAGAGGAACTACCAGTCAGTTTAATGGTCAAAAACTTAGACTTAACTTGGTTATTGGTACTGCCAATGAAGAGTGGACAATCACCAATAAACCAGAACCTGCTAACGAACCAGTACCATTCCCAGTATTTACTGATCTAACTGGATTACAGACAAATACATATGCATACTCTGAAGTTATTAGAATTCAGGGATTGAATTCGCCAGGTCTAATTGCAACTAGTGGTATTGGACAATATGCGCTTTCACCCAACAATAATACCACAACAAATGCATTAGGTTTTGATGTATTAGATAATGTTACGTGGACAGGAACCAATGGTACTGTACAGAATGGTGACTATCTGCAGTTGAGGATATTCACATCAGGTTCTGGACTGACATCATCACAAACAGAACTGAGTATTGGTGATATTGCTGGTGGATCAACGTGGACTGTTACCACTGGTCCTAACTTATCTACATCACCAAATGCATTTAGTTTTACTGACGTTGCTAATGCTCCTGCAGATGCACTCGTAGGATCTGATGAACAACCTTCTGTTGGTATTGGTGGACTAGGTAATGGAGTCAGTGTTCCAGTAACAGTTGTATCTACAGACGCATCTCTTGTTAGAGTTAAGAAGAACAGTGATTCTATTGGTGTATTCCCAACAGATGTAGTAAATGGTGATAAGTTGACCATTTACTTGCAATCGAGTGCAACGTTTGGTGATTCAAAAGAACTACAGATTAAGGTTGGTTCACGTACCATTCCAACATGGACTGTTGTAACTAATAGTGGACCAGATACTAATGCTGCATTCTTACCACCAGCAGATAGAAATAATCAACCACCAGATACTTTTGTTTCTAGTGCTCCTGTAACTATCAGTGGTATTAACCAACCAATTACTATTGAATGTCTCAGTGGATATAATGCACTGATCTCTATTGACTTTGATACACCAGTAGAAGGACCAAGAACATTTGATCCTGCAGTCAATAGTAGTTTCTATCTTATCATTAAGAGTGCTACACAGTTGAGTACACCAGAGGTTACACAAATCAGAGTTGGTACTGGTACAACTAACAACCCATTCACATGGACAGTAACAACATATGCTGTTGCACCACCACCAGCAACTAATCTAGGTAAGTGGTATAGTAATAAGACTGAGAAGTTTGATGGTTATCCTATCGGCACAGTTCTTCCTGTATTGAAAGAAGGTACTTCTGGATATGGTAACCTTGGCGGTGAACTTGGTAGTAGATATGCTGGATTTATTAAATGTGAAGGTCAGCAACTAGATGTGGTCCAGTATTGGGCATTGTTTGATATAATCGGCAATACCTATGGTGGTTCAGGTAGTAAAATCATTGATGTTAATGGTGTTGCAACATATAGTGGCACATTTAATCTTCCTGACTACAGAAATAGAAGACTATGTGGTATTGGATTGGTTAATTCTTCTAGAGGTAACTCTGCATTCCTACCTGTATCTACATCTGGTAAAGGTATCAATGATGTTGGTGCTGAGGGTGGATACTGGTACTTTGATAGAGTTGACTCGTTTGGTGTACAACCACTAGAACAGATTCAGGGACCATCTACAAGTCAGACAGGACTCAATTCTCAGTTCTTCTCTCTTGGTACTGTGAGATTGCAAGGACTAGAAACTGTAGAGGATTCAGTTGGATTTAGTATTCAAGGTCTAGTTACTGCACAGATTGGACCACTAGCATCTATTCCAATTGCAGCACCTGAGCATAACCATGCATATATTGCTGCTGTAACTGAGAGTGATAGTGGTGAAGCATTGATTAGATGGGGTCCACCTGCTGGTCGTGGTATGTTTAAAACTGGTGCGAATCCTGGTCCTACAGAACGAGGCGCTAATAGTATTGGCGACGGAGAAGGATCAGCAGCAAACGCACGTGCAGCATGGGTATCATGGTTGAATGGTTTGGGACAATTCCAACAGGAATTGAAGGTATACTATGGTAACACATTCTCCATGGAGACGTGGGTTGCTGCTAACTTACCAGCTGGTTATCCAGTTAACGAAGAATATCCTACCAATGGATCTACTGACTTCGGTCCAACTGCTCAGGACCAAAATGTAACAATTGAATTCCTAACATGGTGGATCTCACCTGTTTCTGCATATGCTGGTGCTATATTACAACCAACTGGTGCAGGCGGTGGTAATGATTGTGCTGCTGTTGTTGATACACAACCATCCACATTTAGAATTGATCCATACTCTCCTGTTGGCGGACAGACACTAACACATGCTCACTTATTAACAGAAAGTCCTGTTGGTGATCCTAACTCAGACTTTACTGGTGGTAATGTATCAGGTGTTGGTACTTCAGGCGCACCATTTGGATCTGGTCTAGGTGGTGGTGTTAGTGGATCACTACAAACATTCCAATTGTGGGAGAGAAGAACCATCGATTCATTGTTGCCTGATGGTGGTAGATGGACTGGCAGATCTATTAACGAATGGGCATACAGATTAACAGATGGTGACGGTTACTGGACAAGTCCTGATGATGAGGTTACAATTGATTGTCCTATGATATATTCTCCTAACAATTCTGGTTCAGGTACTGGAATGATTCTAAACATTACATACACACCATATCCTGCTGTTTCTGGCAACAATCCACTTGGTGATACCAGATACAGAGTTAACTTGATTGTCAATGCTGGACAGAACTATGAGGTTGGTGATGAACTAACATGTCAGTTCTGGAATGATTTCCCTGGCACTGGTGATAAAATGTTTAAGATTACTGCCGTTGCTCCTGCTGGTACTGGTGGTGCTGCTCCTGCTATCCAACTATCATTCACACAGAGTGAGATCTTCATGGATATGGAAGAAGCAGAGTTTAAACTTCAGAGTAACTTCAAGAAACCATTCCCTTCTGTTACAATGAGACCACAGCGACAAGTCCCAATTCTCAACCCATTCCAGAAGACTAAATACGTTATCAAAGCTTACTAATATGACTGGCATTCCTGATTATAGACCTCTTGAATTGATGCTTGATCCGAATATCACCAAAGTCGAATTCAACGACTTTATTGGTGTGTGGCCTAATTTTATGCCACGTCCATTGTGTGATACTATCATCAATTATACTAAACGAGTCGCAGATATGGGTGTGACCGTAAACTATGACGCTGATATGGACCAAGCAGGTGATGATCTTGGTTTACTTGAGGACAGTGAGACTGTATTCAAATCAGAAGATTTTTATGGTGGTGCTCTCAACAGAAGAGATTTTGCATTTCTGTTGAACTATTCCAATAGAGATCTGGTTTCACAGATTAACTCTGTTCTTAAATCATGTGCTAAACACTACATTCAAGAGTATCAAGCACTGAAGACAGTGCCATTGGTATCTACTGATATCAAAATACAAGTAACTCCGCCTGGTGGTGGTTATCATTTGTGGCACCATGAAGCAGGAGATCTATCACATGCACATAGAGATCTTACGTGGATGATTTATCTTAATGATATGCCTGATGGTGAGGCAGAGACTGAGTTTTTATATCAACGTAGAAGAATCAAACCAACTGCAGGCACTGTTGTTATCTGGCCAGGTGCATTTACTCACACCCACAAGGGCAATACAGTTCTTACACAGGATAAATATATAGTGACAGGATGGTACATCAAAGGTAAGTAATCCATGGAAGAAAGATCACTACTCATTGAAGCAGACTTTTTGAATGGGTCTTTCAGTGAGGAACAATCAGCAGCACTGTATAATGCTGGTAAATCTGCTAAAAGATTTAAAGTTGATAAAGAACTAATTGCAAAGTTCTTTGCTACTCAGATTGATGAGTTCTGGCACTCAGATAAAGATCAACTTGAATACTTCCAGTATTTCAGTGATGGTGGATACTTCTGCCAAAGAAGAAAACTTGTGTATGATTTCAAGACTGAATCATCATACAGGAAGGTGTATTCATTCACTGGTGCTACGAATGCACAAGCAGAAGCACTATTCAAGAAGTGTCAAGACTTTTTCTATGTTGTAAATGAAGTTAAGAACCTCAAGGTAGAGGAGAAAGTCAAAGATATTGATCAGAGCGTTGTCTTCTGGGAGCAGAGATGGCGTAAACTTATCAGACAAAGACAGAATATGTTAGGACTATCTGACTGGAGAGTTCTACCTGATATTGATGAGAAGTATGAGGGTGAGAAAGCAGACTGGGTTAAGTGGAGAAAATGGATACGTGACTACACTGTACCTTCACCAACTGATGCTATGTTTGAAGGATCAGGTTTAAAGTATTTCAAATATACATTTGATCTCAAGTTCCCTATCGATCCATCAAATTATAGAAAACTATATGATGGTGTAGAGAATCCTCCTGCATTCATGGATGAGAATGATGCTGATCAGTGGGTCAGACATGACTCTGAAGCATCTTCAGACTTCTTCCAGAGCAGAGAAGAGAACATGTATAGACTTGCTACTCGTGGTATACCACAAAGCAAGAAAATTTCAGAGAATATTCTACGTCTCATGCGTGAACTAGAAGTAGATGAAATCATTCCAGTTGATTGGAGTAAGTATCACACTGATGAAAATGAACTATGATACGTGAAATTGATTTACTAGATAATGAACAACTATCATACATCACACGATACTTCAAATACTTAGAGTTTGAAGACGGTAAGAAAAGCAATCCAGAAGCAAAAAACAAGACCTGCTCCACAGTATATGGTGGGGTGGGTATTCGTGATCTGAATATGTATTGTGGACAGATCATAGAAAATAAACTAAAATCATTTGCATCAGCACTATCACAGATATACTTTGTCAAGTATGATGTGGGTGGACAGTATGAAGATCATTACGATTCTAATCCATGCGGTGGTGTTAGACCAGATTATAGTATGACATGTTTTCTCAGTGATGATTATGAGGGTGGTGAGTTAGTCATTACAACTGATGATGGCGAGGTAGAAGTTAAACTACCCAAGGGTAAAGCAGTAATTTATCCTGGCAATTTACTACACAGAGTTAACATGGTGACCTCTGGTAGGAGAGATGTATTCTTAGCATGGATGGAAAGATGAGAGAGTTTAAAAAATTCAATGACTTCTTTGATAAAGAATCTCATGAGAAGATCAAGAATGATATGCAGCAATCAGGGTGGAAGTTTGGTCATGGATCATACCCACCAGGTGATCGTAGACGTAGATATCCATTCTGGATCTATGAACTGAAGGACAATCCATACTACACTGATTATCTTCTAAATATCATTAAGGAAAAAACCCAGCGAGATTATGAATTATATGATGTGTATGCCAACGGTCATACATTTGGAACACAGGGTGATTTCCACGTTGACTGGTATGATGAGAGCGAGAGAACATTTCTCTACTACGCTAATGACAACTGGAGACCAGAATATCTTGGTAAGACTATCTTTGATTTAGGTGGAGATGAACACTATTATTATCTCCCCAAAGGTAACTCTGCTGTTATGTTCAATGGCATGATTCCACACATGTCAGAAGGTTGCTCCAGAGCATTTACTGGACTACGTGTAACAATTGCTTGGAAACTACTACTCAGATGAACAACTACAACACTTTCTACTTTGATAACTTCATTGAGAGATATGCTGCTCAGATAGGCAAGACTGTGCTCTATCTAAGATCAACTGGTTGGAATACTAGTTCTGATGTTGATGCTATCAATGCATCATACACATTGTACAAGGACATTTTGCCAGGTGATTTGTGGACAGCACTGAAGAATTCAGAACATGTATTCTGTGAGGTTGATGATGATGTTGCTGATACTATTGAGTGGTGTCGTGACAATCTTCCTGCATCACAAGCATCATGCACAACACCTGAGAACTATATCTTTTACTCAATTTGTAATGCTGAAGGACAACAACTAGCGAGCAACGAATAATGATCTTTACAGAAGACTTTAATATCTCTGATAAGTATCGCTTGTCTGATGGTGAGAAAGTAGCAACTGTTGAGATGATGCCAGCAAGGTTTACTATTCTCAAGAGTTTTGACTACGGTCCTAACATTGACGCTGATACATTTACAGCAATCAAGAACTATTTTGATTTCAAGCAAAAGCATACAAATGATCCAAACTATGGATTTGATAATGATTTGTATGTCTATCACGTAGATGGTGTATTTCAAGAGTTCTTTTGCAAGAAGTTCTACACATATAGTAGTACAGCAGCAAATCCATATACATGGAAACTATTTGTTGAAGGTGTTGGACAACCCAAACTATATCAAACACTAAATCATATCAATAGACTGACTAGTGTCACTGATGCTACTGTTACCAACTTCAATGGTATATCAATTGCACCAGGTGGTGATCTAATCAGCATTAGAATATATGACTCATCATATGATCTCGATGAACTATCAGATAACGAGTTCTTAAGTAGAGTCAATGAGATTCCTGCTGGTCGTCCTGAGTCGTGTAAAGGAACAATTGATGTGTATCCTGATAAGGACACGATTACATATCGATTGAACTTTAAATATCCTAAGTTTTTTGACGACAACTATAAAGGTAAGGGAGTTCTCAGATATAGTCCAGACACTAGAGAACTTGCTGATTCATACTTGGATCTACTATCACGTGATGGTGGTGTACAAATATTGACAGCAGATCAAGTAGCATTAATTCAATCTAAACTACAGGGACAACAATACTTTAACCTTGAGTTTGATGTCAACCCTGAGGGGACAGTTGAAGAAGTGTATGTTTATGTCCAACGTGTCTTTGAATTTGAAGACTTGACAACCCAGTGACCCTCTGATAAGATATCATCACATGAATAATATGATCATGGAAGTGCCTGACGCTGACCAATTGAAGCATCTGCAAATACAAGCGATGCTACGTGAAAACAATTTTCCCGAAGATGAACTGAAATATATTGGTGAACGTGATGGTCAGCACTACTATCTCATAGCAGGTGAGCATGAAGTTCCTGTATCTGACATTATTAGCTGCGATCAAATAACAGAATGAAGAAGAGAATAGCAATCGTAGGTGCTGGCAATGCTGGATGCATGACCGCACTTAACTTTGGATATTATGGTAAAGAATTGTTTGAGATCGATATGTATTACGATCCAAACACTCCTATTGAGAAAGTAGGACAGTCTACCACACCTGATGTACTGCAGTTAATCTCTGCCAGTATGAATATGGACTGGTGGAATAATGACATTGGTGCAACACTTAAACTTGGCATTCTATATGAGAACTGGGGACAGAAGCAGAAGCATATCTATCACAAGTTCTTCATGGATAGTATTGCATGTCACTTCCAGACATCTAAACTATCACAGAAAGTAAGAGAGTCAGAGTATGTCAATGTTATTGAACAGAAAATTGTTAACCCTGAAGTAGAGATTGATGCTGATTACATTTTTGATTGCAGAGGCAAGTCTGAGAATGATTATGAAAACTATCATAGACTCACCAACCCACATAACTCAGCAATTATTGCATTTGCAGATGGAAGGGACGTAGATCTAACACATACTAAATGTGCTGCCACACCTAATGGTTGGACATTTGTTATCCCTAATCAAGATAGTATCTCATATGGTTATCTTTACAATGATCTTATCACTAGTACAGAGGATGCCAAGGCAGATTTCTTAGACAGATTTGATATTGTAGAGAGTGACATTGATGGTTATCTCAGTTTCCAGAATTACATTGCTAAGTCAATGTTCTATGGTGATCGTACCATTCTAAATGGTAATCGATTCGCATTCCTAGAACCATTGGAAGCAACATCAACTACATTCTATCGTAATGTTGCTGGTCATGCATGGGAACATATTGTTAATGGTAAACCAAAGTATGCATGTGACAGTGATGTATTCAAGTACATGAAACAACTTGAAACATTCATTCTATGGCACTATCAGTTCGGATCTGCCTTCGATACTCCATTCTGGGAGTATGCTAAGGGTCTGCCATTCAATCCAGATGCTGATTTCCTCAAATATCGTGATGCTGCCATCGAAATGGAATATCCTGTGCTAAACTCGATACAGTTCGCTGGTCAAGAGTATGGCATTTGGCCTCGCATGTCCTTCAAACAATGGCATGAGGGGGTCAATCATTAAGAAATTATGAGATCTGCCACTTTTGCCCTTCTGATCTACTAAAATAACGGAGTCAGCACTAAAGCACCATGGATTGGGACAAGACAACCAAGCACGAGAAACGCAAAGATGCATTCTACATCTTTTACGAGAGTGTCCTCAAACCAGACCATGAATTGCGACAAGATGCACATGAACAGAAATGTTATCATGAATTGCTTGAGTGGCGTGGCGACATTATTGCTTATCTCGACCGCCGTCGTAACGAAGAATTTCAATGACCTCACCAAAACATTTTATGGACAATCGCCCTCTAACCAATGAAGAAGTCAGGAAACAGTATGCAATCCAACGCAAAGATCGTATGCAGGATGCTATCGATGATTACCTCCAAGATGACTCGGTTGACGCCCGAAGAATATATGAGGAGATGCTATCTTGCATCGATGATGTGATTCACTATCACAAACGTCATCTAGATCGTGCTCAAGCACTTCGTTCATTAATGCAGGGTTACAGACACATTCCAGAGAGATTCTAACATGGATGAAAAAACCAGACTCCTCATGGCATCGATGCAAATCAACAATGTCATGAAACTCACCCGCGACAACAAGTGGGAAAAGTATTTACATCAACACCTAGCTGTGGTAGAATATGAACTCCAACGACAACTCTCAAACATCAACGCAAATGACCGACGAGGACTTCAAGTCAGCAGTGAAGAATATGCTGATGCTGCAGAACAATAACGATCATAACTTTCAGATCCTGCAAGCACAGATTGATAACTTGCAGAAGCAATTGAATGAACTGAACGATCTTAAGCAGATGTTCAGACTTCCAAACCCAGCAAATGCAAACAGGAAGTTGTTTGATGAAAAAGAGTAATTTTGAATTGCTCCAACCAGTAGAATACCACGGTGTCACTGGTTACATTGGATTCATTAGTGAGTATTACATCACTATTGTATACAAAGACATCCCATTGCCCAAGAGTGCTAACTCACGATGGGGTCGTCACTACTCATCTATTGTTGTTTACCCTAATTTTTGGAATGAAGTACGCTGTTGTCTGGATGAAGAACAAGAAGAAGAAAACCTCCCGCCAAGAAGCGATCTTCTACAATTTGGACGATGCCGCTCTGTGGGAGCAGCATATAAACAAAACTGAGCACGTCAAGACTAACATCATTCCTATTTTCTCTGAGTGATGTATCACACTGCGAGCGAAATACTATTGCCACCCAGCATGGTTGACTATCTTGACACTAACTCAGAGTTTGGTGATGCATTGATAGTCAGAAATGGTGTAGTGCAGGCATCAACAGTTCGCTCAACACGTGTATGTTTACGTGATGATAATGATTGGGTAGGACAATTCTGTAGACACCATGTACAGGTCACCAACGAAGATGTGTACAAATTCCATTTGAATGATGGATTTGACTCTGGTAAGTATCAGTATGCACACTACAACGTTGGTGACTACTACTCATGGCATCAAGATAACGTCTGGAAACACAATCAGATATGGGATCGTAAACTATCATTCTCTCTTTTGTTGAATGATGACTACGAGGGTGGATACTTCGAGTTTGTTGAACCAATCTATGGTGAAGAACTTACTTGGGATATCACACGTGTGCCCACAAGAGCAGGAACATTGATAGTATTCCCATCAATGATGGCACACAGAGTAACACCTGTCACCAAAGGTACAAGGAAAAGCGTGGTTGGGTGGTGTGTCGGCAGACAGTTCGCGTAGTGTCCACAATTGTGGCACAGCACCTCCAAACCATGTATATTAAGAGAGTCAAAGCAAGGCACCACATGCAACTCACCACCAACGTCACCGTCGTTGACTTCTTCCCTGAGGCATACATCGCTGACGAGGGTGTCAAGCGTTTCCAGAAGCGCGTCACATGGCGCAAGAATGGTCTCAAGTCCTACAGCACTGTGACCATGCTCACAGCACGTAACGAGTGGTTGTCTCGCATTGCCAACGGTGCTGAAGTCACAGACTATCACACCAACAAAATGCCTGCTTCTGAGTATATGCCACTGAGTTGCTGATCTCACACCCACAAACACATTTCATCGAGGATTACCCATGAATCTCAACACATTTAAGCAAGAATTTGCCACGATCAAATCACGTGGTTACATCAAAACCCATCGCAAAGGTAACACTGGCGTTGGTCACTCTCTCGAACAAGAACTAGGATTGACAGAGAACTGTAT